GCTAGATCAACTGCGTCTCTTTTTTCTTCGAATGTCATATTATGACTCCTTTATATGTAATTTACTAAAAAGGGGAAGGGCATAGCCCTCCCCCTCCTAAGTTAGTTATTAGCTTTTAATATTATTAGCTTGCGCTAGTAATCAAGCTAGCATAAGAGTATCTTGCACTTAGAGCAGCGGCGCTTACAGTTGTAAGTGCTTTAAAGTCCATACGAGTGCTTAGGTACATAGCAGTTACCTGTTGCTGAGGTAGATATTCGCTTTCGATTTCCATAGCACGACGCTCACCAATTACGAATCCAGGCTTATAAACCATAACACCTAGGTTAGAATCTGCAGCACTTGCACTATCCATAAATTCAGAGATATAGATAGGTATACCATATACTGCGCCAACACTACCTGTTAGGTATGTTGCTTGACTACCAAACTTATCTACAGTTTGGAAATCAGTATTGGTTACAAGGTTGTTGTAACCTTCAACGCTTGTGATATAAGCTAGATTTTCACCTAGAGCTAGACCATACTTACCTAGAAGTAGACGAGCAGCTGCAATGTTAGCTGGAGTTGCTTTAGTTGCTGTAGTTCCAGTCTTAGTTAGTAGGCTAGCAGAGTTTGCTAGTTCAACTAGACCTTTAACAACGCTAGCGTAAACACCGGCACTTGCTAGTGCGTTGCTGGTGCTAAAGTCACTAGTGATGCTTCCATCACCGCGTAGGATAGCTTTATCCATACCGCGAGCTAGACGACGAGTAGCTGCCTGACGTAGGAAGTCAACCAATGGTATGATTGTATCTTCTTCTTCGTCTTTTGCAATGTGAGTCGCAACCATGAACTTCTTAGGCTGAATGTTAACTGCGCCAATAGTTGATTGACGAGTTGTTGGTACAGTAGTAGTGTCGCTAGGTCCTGCATTGAAGCTGCCACTTGGGAACTGAGCAACAAAATCGCTCTGATCTTCGTCAGCAACTGGAATACGGAAATCACGAGTATTGATTTCGATTCTGCGGAACATTGGAGCAACTACTAGCTGCTGTTGCATCTCATGATATATGTTAGTGCTAAACGCTTCATAAAGATTAGAGTCGCTTAGAACTGCTTTCATACGATCACCCATACGAGTATCGAATACGCCTTTGTTTAGGGCGCGAGATAGGAATACTGCATTTGCCTTATCACGATCACTGAACTGCTCAGTAGTGCGGCTCTGCTCCTGATAGTGCATTTTGCTAGTAGTCATGGAGTTTACTTGCTCACGGTAAGCTTTTAGCTGACCTTTTAGTTCTGCAACTTCCTCCATTAGTCTGTTGTCAGGCGCAACGCCTTTTTCTTCTGCTGCATCTTTAGCATCTTCTGCTGCTATAATTGCTTTACCAGTCTTCTCAACTAGCTCAGCAACACGAGGCTCAGAAACAGTTGACGCCTGAGACTTAGTTTCAGTCTCTGCTTCAACTGACTTAGTATTGTTAGTATTAATTGTGATTGGATCACCTACGTTTTCAGTAGTCATTGATTTTTTCTCCTCTAGAGTTTTTTGTATATTATGGCCATATACATTTAGCATTTTTTCTCTATTGCTATCATTTGGAAGACGCTTTAGAGCATCAATAATCTTGCAAGTTTTGTTTGCTAGTTGATAGTGGGAATCTCCCCAATCTGTATAACTCAAACTAACAAGATTAATTGTATCGTTAAGTGGCTTTTGTAGCTTTTGATCTAGATCTACGGTTTTTAATGAAATTAAATCTAGTTCAGATGCTTTTACACTTTCTTTAAATTTACTGATAATTCCAGTTTTCTCTTCGTCTGTAAATGACTTTTCCGTGTCTAAAACAAGATTAATGTCATAGTCTGTGGAAAGTTCCCATGGATTTATCACTACTATGTCATTTGCTGGTACAGTTTTTATTTCGTTTAACCCTTCTCCATTAATATCGCATTTTTCAAATATAAATGAAGGGCTGTCTGCAGTAGCTATTTTATTAGTCTTATAACGCTCGCCTTCAATAACTACAAATGTTTTATTTGTTATCTCAGACACTGCTAAGTTTAATAAGTTTACAAAAGGAATAGGCTTCATAGGATCGCTAGTTATTTCGTCTTTAGCCTTTTCTTCTTCGGACTCTATTTCAGTTACTTCTTTTTGAGTAGTAACTTCTAGATCTTTAGTATCTTCTTCAGTTTCTTCCTCAATAAATTGCTTTTTAAAATCTTCATACATAGTATCTTCTTCAAAGCTTTTTCTTACTGAGAATAGGGAATTTTGATTTGCTGGAACACTTACAACTGATATTTCTAGTAATTCTACGTCTTTAATAGTAAACGCATCAGTTGCTCTCTCATAGTCTGCATCTTTTATTTTGAATCCAACACTAAAACTTTTTAACACTCCATCTTGTATTAAAGTTTTAACTCCGTGTTGGTTCTCAGCAGCATTACTAACAGTTGCTTCAACAAAGATTCCTTTTTTATCTACTGTTATGTTTTTTACTCTGCCAATAGGTTTATTATGGTCATGCTGGTATAAAAGTATAGGATTTCTTCTAAAGTTATCTATTCCTTTTACCCATGCCTCTGGTAGTACTATATCGCCAGTTCTATCTTTATCAATAGTGTTAGCGTATCCAGCAATACTAAAGTCTTTTGCAGTATCTGCACTTTTAACTTCTATATTGTCGGTAGTAACAAAAAATTTATTTTGCATTGGTTACTCCTTTTGCATTTATGTATCTTGTTCGGTAGCGTCTTCTACCTCATCCGCAGTAGGTCTTCCACCCATGCTTGGATTAACTGCGCTACCTGCAATATTTTGAGGTACGCGTATGTGATTTGTAGACTCGTCATCAATAGGTCCAAATCCTAATTTTTGTCTTGCTTCATCTGGAGTAATAATACCAGAGTTTACTAAACTTACATAGTATTGGCTTTGGGTTTTAAGATCAGGTTGTAATGCTGTTATTACGCTCTTATCTGGTTTTATGTCTACTGAATTGAAAAAATGTGAAAATGCACTTGCGAACATAGCCACTATAGGAAGAACTGTGTGCTCATAAAATAGAACTTGATTAGCCGAGATATTCGCGTTATTACCGCTTTTCATTAGAACATATGGAACTCCCATAGCTTTTGACATATCTTGTTCTAATCGCTCTACGCTACTTTCAAAATCTAAGCTCTGAAAGTTTACGTCACTAAACTTATCAATCTTTAATCCGCCGTCTAGTATCGCAGGATTTCTAGCACCTTCAAATATTGTAGAATAGTTGCTTCTCCAACTTTCTAAAAGTCTATCTTTTATCTTTGTGTTGAGAACTGCATCAGTAGTTAGGACTATACCAGGCACTGCGTTGTTTCTAAAAAACTGCTTCTGAAACTTTAATAGCGCATTATATATATTTATAATACTTTCAAGACTCTTTATACGACTTTTACCTCTAAAGATACTTTCATCATTATCCTCTTTGATGTGTATTATCTCGTCAGCACTAAATTCTATAGTTTGCTGTTTTGAGTCTCTTAGCCCACCATATGTAGAAGAGCCACCGCCATGTACTAAATAGATATACCCTTTAACAAAAGTTTTTGGATCTGTTACTATTTCAACATCGTTAGCTGGCAGTACATAAAAATGATTTCCGTCATAATAAAAGAAGGCATTACCGTCTAGTAAAAGGTCAAAGTATGCACGCCTAAAAAATTTAACCCTGTCTTCAAAAGGATTAGGTCTTTGATTAAGTAGCTTGTGTATCTTTTTTTGAGGCCCACTGCCTCCTACGTCAAAAGGTACTTCTACGCAAGCACTAACTATCATCTCTACCGAGCGATGTATTATTTCTATCTGATCATACGCAGCTCTAAAATCTACGTTATTATCAGGTTGTACAAATGGCTCTCTACTATGAATGTGGGCTTGAACAGGGTTTAATTTTTCTCGTATCCAGCCTATTGGTCCATTAGCCATTTTTACATTTCTCCAGTTTTACTTTTCTGTAACTCTAACCATTTTTGTACTTTCTTGGCAGAGTAGTTAGAGTAGCTTTTTCCATAAATTGAGTGTAGCCTTTGGTGATGCGGCTTACACAAGGAGTATAGATATGAATTGTCTAGATATAGGCTATTCTCAGTTACAAACCTATCTCTAATGGCTAGTATATCTTCTTCCGTCTCTACTATTATCTTATTCTTTTTAGACCAAGAGTGCCAAAG